CTAGCAACAGCAGCGCAGCAAGCACCACAAACCAAGTGGTGCTTCCCAACAACAGCGCCTATAGCTTCTCCGGCGAAGTGATCGCAGGCGTCACGGGTGGTGGCAATACTGCCCGCTGGACGATCAACGGCGCCATCAAACGCGGCGCCAATGCAGCCTCCACTGTGATGGTCGGCACTGCCACCGTCACCATGACCCACAACGATGCTGGCGCTGCTGCCTGGGTCGTTGCCGTTACCGCTGACACCACCAACGGCGGCATCGCTGTCACCGTCACTGGTGCAGCAGCCACCACGATCCGCTGGGTGTGCCGCGTAAATACAGTGGAAATGACGTATTAGAGTTATGAAATACTGGCAAAATAGAGAGTGGTTAGAGCGCGAATACGTTATCAACGCTAGGACTACTCAGGATATAGGAAAGGAGACCAAGGAAAACTCGGGCACTGTGTATTACTGGTTAAAGAAGTTAAATATACCTACGCGTAGTAAGTATAATGACAAGACTGCCCGTATGGATCTTTTGCATAGCTATGACTGGATGCACGATAGTTATGTATTACGCAAGTTATCGTTAAAGAAAATTGCAGCGCTTACTGGGGTATCTTGCTTGACTGTAAGGCGTAAGTTAGCTTTGCACAACATACAAATCAATCCAGTAGGAGCTGTTTTGACAGACGTTGTGTACGACAGGCCGAAAGGTGCTGCTAGCCCTACATGGAAAGGTGGAAAGTCTGTCTGCGCAGACTGTGGCACGCTGCTTGCAGCTCGTTACAAACAAGAAAACCCTCGCTGCGCTGCCTGCAGAAGATTGTTCTACCGTGGAGAGCGCCATCATTCTTGGGTTTCCAATAAAACGCCAAAGTCTCTAACAAATGCAGTTAGACGCAGCGCTCAATATAAAGACTGGAGAAAAAGTGTGTATATGCGTGATCGTCATACATGCGTTATTTGCGGCGTGCAAGGCGGAAACTTGCACGCGCATCACCTCAACAGTTTTTCCGAGTTTCCCGATCTGCGTTTTGATACGGGAAACGGTGTAACACTTTGCGAGGCAGACCACTTAGCATTTCATCGTCAATACGGAATGGGCGGCAACACCGCAGACCAGTTTTCTGAGTTTGCCGCCACCGCCCGTACAGCCCTTGCAACACACCACTGACCATGGCGCTACTTATCTCCCTCGACGAAACCAACATCGGTATCCCACTGGCCGACACCTACGCACGCATCACCCTGTTGCGCTGCGACAAGGAGCAATGCCTGATGCAAATCTCGCATTACGCCAGTGCCGATGCACGGCAAGCGAACGCCAGCCCCGTCTACGACCGCACGTTCATGGCGCCAACCAGTGAACTGCAGCCTGGGAGCGATCCGCTGGCCATCGGCTACGCCTGGCTCAAGACTCAACCGGACTACGCGGAAGCGGTGGACTGCTGAGGCGACGTGTTTGGCTACCCTGCTGGATAGCGTTTATGACTAGCCACTCGTCATGTCAGATTACGATGGCGTTTCGCACGGAGATATTTACCACAAGCTTGGAGTAATGGAGGGAAAGCTGGAAAGCGTAATTTTGCAACTATCGCAAAAGCGTGACGATGTTTCTGGCGTTTTCACTCGACTCAGATACTTAGAAACAAGAGTTGCCGTTGGACTGGGAGTCACACTTTGCCTTGCATTTATTGTGCCGATTATTGTCACCGCAGCCGCGCCAAAAGTTCTACTGCAGCAAGAAAGTGTCGTTGAGAGGAAGAGCTAATGCCAGGATGGCTCTGGAGGTCAATAGTTTCAATTTCTGGTGCAATAGCTATTGTTTCAATTATGCAGTGGGCCTCGTGCCGCTTTTATGTACTTCCGACTGTTTGGCCTTGGTACGCAAAATATGTCGGGACCGAGAATGGCAGCAAAATTGATATTACGCCAATCGGCTGCAATGATGTAGACGCCAGAACTGTGGCAACAATGATGGGCGTGCTGACAACTTTGATTAGCCTTAGCAGGAAAGCTGACTAACCCATGAAACCCGTTCTTGTGGTTCTCGCGAAACTATTACTACGCATTGCAATCGACAAAACACTACAGCAGGCGCTGCCAAAGATTTACGCTCAACTTGATGCAGAACTTCCGCCACTTTTATACAATCAAGCACCACCCGAAGCGGTTTCTTTCAGAATTGGTAGGATTGTTCGCTCAATTACAAAAGAACGCTTCTCTGGCTCAACAGTTGAAATAGTAAAGATGCTTTACGACCCGACTAGGGTGAACGCGAAACGCTAATGCGTAATGAGCGATTTTCTTACTGCAGCACGCTGGACTGATAAAAAATATCCAGAACCGCATCAAATCGCAGCCTGGAATTGGGCCTGGGCGCTACTTACAAAAGATCAGCAAGCAGAATTCCTTGAGCTTTTCCGCTCCGCTCCTTCAATCTCAAAGCCATTAAGCTTTGAGAATTCTTGGGATGGGGTAATCGCGGCAGCAAAAAACTCTGGTGCCAAGTTCCCAGAATGTGTTGCGGCTCAGTGGGCGCTGGAAAGTGCATGGGGCAAAAGTACAAGTGGCAAGAATAATTACTTTGGAATAAAGGGGCCAGGATCAAGCGTCAAAACGCAAGAAGTTGTCAATGGAAAGACAATTTCAATTACAGATGAATTCATTGACTTTAGAAGTCTTGGTGAGTGCGTTGAATACATTGTCGATCGCTGGTACAGAGATTGGAAAGAATACAAAGGCGTAAACAATGAAAATACAAGAGACGAATGCGCTCGTGCGCTTATCAAACAGGGTTACGCAACAGATCCTGCGTATGCAGAAAAACTGATCAAGATCATGAATGATAAATGTCCACCAACAAAGCCGGTAGCGGCGCCTATGGCAACAAAGCCCTTCCTTCGCCTTACTCGTACAAAGAAAATGAGTGCGAATGGGCTTGAAGTGTTGAGGCTCGATTACATAAAAAATGGCGTAGTCATTGGAGGTATCAATGTCGTCTCCGGGGCGCCAGGGGCGCAAGAGTTCAGGGTTGGGGCCCGTAGTCGATCGGGCAGTCTTGAACCCCTTCCAGAGGGGCGCTGGGGCATTGAAGACGTGCAATGGGCGGCCGGGAGGGACAACTACTCGGGCAGCTGGGGCGCCGGCCTGGGGCCTGTCAGCACGCCACTCCGCTACCTAGGGCCAGGAACGACAGAACGCAGCGCGATCGAGATCCACATTGATTCCAACGCCCGCACTTCCCCCGGCACGGCTGGCTGCATTGGAATTGCGGATGAATCCGACTACAAGAAACTTGTGAGCTGGTTGAGAGATGCAGATGCTCGCGATCTTTTTGTTGACTACGGGCTTGGAACGTGCCCGTCGCCAAAGTAACTAAATATTCAGCTTCGTTTTAACAGAAAGGAGAAGTGCGCATTTTTGAATCCCGCGCTTCTCCATCAATTGTAATTTACCTCTTGGGATCTTCATTGTTCTAGCGAGTTCATTCCACGTTGCAGGCTTGTCTTTGTAACGCTCAAGAATTACAAATCGCGTTTGCTCGTCAAGATATTCGTAGAATGCTGCATACATCATTTCGATATTGATTCTGTCTTCCGCGTCATCTATTGTATTTGAGTTGTGTGTGTCCGCAATCATATCAATAATTGGACTGCTATCGTCAGCATCTTTACACGTTCTGTCAAGGCTGAATTGAACCGCTGGGGCGTCAAGCAGTGACTGCAGAAATTCTATCTCTACTTTCATGTAATTTGCAATTTCTCCTAACGTCGCCTCTCTTCCGCTTTGCTTCGCCAATGTTTCTGCTGCTTTTTTTACTGCGTACAGCGAATCATGTGTGCCAATTGGGAGACGAATAGCAGCGTCTGTTGATTGCAGGGCTCGTTGCATCGCCTGCCTTATCCACCAGTATGCGTAGGTGCTCATTGCGTACCCACGAGTTGGATCAAACTTTTCAACAGCTCGCGCCAAACCCATATTCCCTTCTTGTATCAGATCCATGAAGTCAAGCGTTTTTGCGTGACGAACATATTTGCGTGCGATATTTACAACTAATCTGAGATTGCAGTTGATGAATTTTTCTCTCGCCCTCTTGCCAATTCTTTCTATTTGTCGCTCTTCTCTTGTGTATTCCGAACTGTCTTTTTCTTGTAGCGCAATCCAGGCTTGTATCTGCGTCCCCAGAACGATTTCTTGAGCTTTCGTTAAGAGGGGGTAGCGTCCAATCTCATTGAGATACGCCTGAATCGCATCGCGTGTCATTGTCGTTTTCGGAGCCGGAAGCCATTTGCATGTAGTGGAGTTTCCAAAGAGCCTGCCACTGCTGAGCATGATCCCACACCATGCCCAGTCCGTAAACGCGCCATTTCCACTGATTTTCTTCGCATGGCGCTTGCAACCAAGGCTCGCTAGGTTTAGTCACAATTACGCACTGCCAATGTCTTCTTTAATCTATCGCCCTGAGGATCAGTTTCAGGAACGCCTTAACGCGGAGAGACTGAGGGAGCTCTTTAACGCAAGAGATTATCAAGGTTTGCTTGAGTTTTCTTTACTTTTGAATCATCAGGCGTCCTTTAACAACAGCCGTGCCTACTGGGCAATTTGTCAGGCGGCGCTAAATATGAGCCAAGAATTTAGTCTTGATAAATATATGCCAGTTGTCGCTGAACCTACTGATGCCACGGACGGGACTTGAACCCGTACGAGCGATGCTCGACGCATTTTAAGTGCGTTTTGTCTGCCAATTCCAACACCGTGGCGAATGGGAGATGCGAGGATCGAACTCGCCTAGTTTCGATTATGAGTCGAATGCTCTCACCAGATAGCTAATCTCCCTCATGCAGCAATCCTATCGGATTCGTCGTCCTTTGTCGCGTGCCAGATACTTGGCATGACGGTCTCGTTCATGTTGTAGTGACCCTTCATTGCGTAACTGACGCGAGGTGTTCCCTCCATGCGCGAAAAAACAATCTGCCCGATCAGCATTCCTGGGTACAGAGGGATCGGGTGGACCTGTCTCAGGTTGTGCAGTTCAAGCGTCAAGCGGCTGCCGTAGAAGCCTGGGTCGATGAAAGCGCTCAAGGCGTGAGAGTACCCCTCTCGCCCTCTGGAGGACTTCAGGGCGAAGTGTCCGGCCACGTCCTCCGGCATGTTCAAGATCTCCTGTGTGCAGCCCAGGCAGAACTGCCCAGGGCGCAGCATCCAGGGATTGCTCTGGGTGTAGCCAGTCAGGGGCGCACGAACAAATTGATCATCGACAACCGACTCAATCATTATTTCATCACCTAGTCGCACGTCATAACTTGCTGGATTGAGCTGATCGGGCGAATAGGGGAGAATCATTGCCTGTTCTTTGCACAGGCGCTCGATCTCAAAATCAGGAAGCAGCACTTAATTCCTTGATTCCTCTGCGAAGATAATTGTAATGCCGTGTGTCCTTGAGCAATCCTTTTCTTTCGCAAATTGAGCAGATTCCTTCGACTGACACGCTCACCGTGTCCCTCACCTCACCGAATAGTGTTCCACAGCGAGAGCAGCAGGAATGAGCTGAAATCAATCTACGAAGAAGATCAATCTTTTTCAAACGCCGCTTGCGCGATTGACGAAAAATGCTGAATAAAGATCCGCTTGCATTCTTCAGCAATTTGCCGATGCTCAAGTTGTGTGTCACTGTCTGTCCTCAATTGTATGTAGTGAATCCATGATCTGAGCGTTCCGTGCATGTATAGAGTAGTTGGCGTGCATAAAGGAAGAATGCGACGGGCAGTTTCTTTCGCTACGCCTTGCGCAAGCATCGCTTCATACACGCCATACGCCTTGCCAATGACGTTCCCCGCCGCAGAGCGAAAACGAATTTCGTCGTCCTCCGGCAAATCATCAAAGCTGTTTTGACGATTCTTTGTATCCTGTCGCCGGAACTGAGGGATTTCAGCGATTGAAGTTTGCGAATAGCGAGTGGATAATTCCTGATAGCTAAATGAACGATGCCGAACGATCTGAGCCGCAATGTCTCGCTCAGTGTTAATCTTGACGCACATACTCGCCATTTCAAACGGTGAGTAGTGCCTGTGCTTAAGCAAATAACGAAGCAGTTTTGGGCCGGTTTCCCAGTTGTCTTCGTTTGCCTGATTGCTTACACGCGCCATCTTGACGATTAGCCGCTCAGCATCAGGCGTGCAATGAACAAACTCAACCTTCATCTTTAGCCCTCTCTCTTTCAACAAAGCGTTGAGTCAAGACGTACTGCGCAAATGCAACGTGCGATGCAGCGCTTTGCTTGTTTGCAGGCGCCATAGGAAAAGAATCTTTCCAGTATTTCTGGAAAAGCTCCTCAAGAGAGATATTGTCAGACATTGCCGCCTTCCTCTTTGTTCATGTACTTTTCAGCAAGCCCAGTATAAAGGCAATGCAATGGATGATTTGCATCATCTCGCCCGTCCATTTCGTACCATTTTTCGAGACGCGCCTGCCTCTCGTTTTCTTCAATGTGATTGGTCATTTCAGCGTGAATTGAATTTGTTGATCCAGTGAGCCGCTTGAGCACATCGCCACCCATAGCAGGCGGCAATGCGCACCAGAGCCCTCAGATTGGCCGTGAGAGACGCCTCTGGATTCCAGGCGGACTCGATGACCCGATCCACCTCAGCGTCAGTCACAGGGCGTCAGGAGCACCGCTTGACCGTAGTACGGGGCGAGGTCGCTGTTCATCAGCAGATGAAGAGCGTCAATCTTCGAGAATGCGAGAATCGGGCGGTATAGGTTGCGACTGGGAATGTGAAACAGGAAGCGTTTGAGTTGCATTTTCTGAATGATTTGCACTGTGATGCGCAAGATAAAGAACATGAGCTCTGAAGATAGACGCAAAGGCTGCAGTCGCAATGCAAAAACAGATTGCGTTAGTGATTTTGTCGCGAATGTTCATTCGACAAGATCAGTGAGAGTGGGTGGCTTGTAGTTTGGCCCCTTCAGAACTTTTCCGTCCGCACGACGCAAAATATTTCCGTTTTCATCGAGCTTGCTCATGTTGCTCTGAAAAACCCTGAGCATCGCCTCGTCAAGATTCCAGCCCATATATTCCGCCATTTGATAGCAAACAAACACGACATCAGCGAGCTCTTTTAGCAAATCCTCTCTTGCTGCAATCGCCCCAATATTTGCCTCGCACGAAAACGCAGCTTGAGTTACTTCACGCGATTCCTCCTGTATTAGTGAAAGCTGCATGTAAAAAGTGTCGACATTCCATTCTTTTGCGCATTGAAATGCCGATCGAAATGCGCGTGCCTGTTGCTGAAGTGTTCCCATGAGCAAAGAGCAAAATAAAAGCCCCACCGAGGCGGGGCCATGTGATCAACGCAGATGAATCAGAGATCCAGATCGTCTTGATCGTCTTGTGCGTCAGCACCGCCTTCTTCCGTGTAGGCGGTCAGGGTGATCTTGCCCTCCTCTGCGGTCACAAGAACGCGGGATTCGGGAGCAAAGCCAGCGATGTTTGTGTAGCGAGAGCCCACAACGCAATTACCGATCTTGCCCAGCTTCACGACGGGCTGACGACCCTTGCGGGAGGTGTAGGCGCGGCGAACAGGAGCAAAGCTGATGCCAGTGCTGGCTTCAGTCATTGCCGTGAAGAACGGCTGCTTGTGATAACGAGTAACCGATTCGCCGGTCTCGTCATCGGTGATGATCGTGTAGTAACCAGTTGCGAACAGAACTTCTTCGATCTGATCGTCTTTGTGCGCGTTCACATAGTCAAGCAGTGCTTGACCAGTCAGACGGTCGCCCTTGACTTTGGTTTTGCCAGTCTCAGGGGCGTCGATCTCTTCAACTTCGGGGGCGAGGGTTTCAGCAGGCATTTCGGATTGAATTGTTTCTTCGGTTGGGGCGGCAAGGTCTGCGCTTTTTTTGCGAGCCATGGCGGCTGATGTGGTTGCTTGTGCAAAGTAGCGCATCAACCAACTTTTTGCAAGTGCCCGTTACGGGGCAAGTACAAGAGCCGCGCCGTGGGCGGCCATCTCGTTTAGCAGTGTCACTGTTACATGCACGCCTGGGACGCCATCTGGCTTGCAAAAAAGCTTGACCGGAACAGCCCCAACGATTAAGGCGTCGTCATCGTAACAGATTTTTGTCAGCGCGTCACCACAGGCGCGTAACAGCTTGTCAGCGTCCCCAAGTTTGTTGTGCAGCATCGGGGCGCTGCTTTTCAGCTCGCCCCTTGAGTTGAAGTGCAACTTCGGGCGAGGCATGTAGAAGCACGCCTGAAGCAGGTACAGGCCGTTTGTGCGCCAACCACTCGGGCGCATCGCTAAACCGACCTTCCCGATGCTGCTACGCCACTCGTAGAGCCCTTTTGACTGCTCGACCATTGCCGCGACCGCCCGCTGCTTGCCGGTCTTGTCCGTGATAATGCGAGCAAAAGCCGTTTTACTGCCCTGCGTTTTTGGAAGACCGGCGACAAAAAAGCTGAATGACTGCTCGGCGCAATCTTCAAAATTCTTGAAAAGTCGAATCGTCACCGGCTTGCAGCTCCTTTCTCGCCTGTTGCTCGATCTTGTAAAGCGTAATCATGTTTGCGATCAGAAGCCGCCTGCCGGAGTCTGTTAATCTGTCATGCAGATCCCGCGCAAGTTTTTGAATTGCTGCGCGTGACGGATCCTTGAAAACAGTTACGGGCCTTACTACTTGCGGTTGAGAGCGCAATGAATAGTGGTCGCAGCACTCAACTGGATCTTTGAATTTGCGCCCAGGGCCTATGTCTTCAAGTAGATGCGGATACATTACATAAAGCTTTTTTAGATTGTGCAGCATTACTGATTTTTGTCTTCTCGCCATCCGTGGAGATCTTTTAATAGAGTGCGAAAGTCGCAAATATTCAGAGTACGATTGAGGAAAGTCAAGCCTCGCGTCTTGCTTCCTAATCCATTCGACTGTTCGATACGCATATTTTGATTGAGTTTTATCTTGTATCGCAAACTTTGCGCAGTTAGCGAGAAATGTGCTGATATTTCTCTTATTCATCCCTAGTCCGTGATGAAAGTTAAACATGAAGTCAAATATTCCACCCATCTTCACGTCTGTTCCGCGCAGCGTTTTATACCCAAGATACGTTTTGCGATTTATTATCTTACACATTGCTACAAAAAAGGGCTCAGAGTATTGACCGTTAATAATCGAGCTCAAGTGAAGACGCGCTTCTGATACGAGTCGCGCGTCGTAGAAAATGTCATCCTCGCGTAGCATCTTCTAGCGCTAGATCAATTTTTGCTCGAAACTCCTCAAGAGTTCCGTCGTTTTCGATAATCCTATCAAATCCATCCCAGTTATCCAGCGCACCTTCCGAGATGTGCGACCAGTCGTGCCCAGCTGATGGACGCACAATTTTCCACAGTTCGCCACCCATTTGCTTCACGGCTTCAGCTTCGTTTGGGAAGCGAATGTCGTCCACGATCACTTTGTCGAATTTAGACGCCCGAGCCTTCCAGGCGCGAATCCAAACGTCATCGCACACAAAATTACGCCCCCATTCCGTTCCAAGTGTTTGCAGTAGATAGCGGCAGCTTGCGTTAATTTCTGGAATAACAACTGCCTTGTCAATCCAAGACAGCTTTATTGCTTGATCTTTCTCGTATCCGAAGCTCATCAAAAATTCAGAGATCATTCTTTTCAATGGCTCCGCGAAACTGACTGGCTGATACCCGCAATGCGCCAGCACAGTCGCAGCGAATGTCTTACCAGATTGAGGTGCCGGACTGTAAATACCAATTAGCTTTTGGGGCATTGCAGTAATGCGTGCGCTTCAAGATACAAGAAAACCCCCTTGCGGGGGCCTCTCGCTTGGACTTACGAACTTTTCACCTTGACGAGGCCCAGAGCCAATGCGGGCTGGAACCGCCTCGTTCTGTGATCAGACTCCGTGACGTTGAGTTGCGCTGTTACCTTTGATTTACCGCCTGGCCCGAGCAGTAAAGGTGTTGGCGCTGGAGAGATGAAACGGCGAGTACAGGGGATGGGTTTCGCCGTGCTCAGCCAAGAGATCAGAACGCTACTTCGTCATCATTTCGCTTGCGGCTACCACTTGCGTAGCGCTCCTCGCCAGGACCGCGATTTTCAGGAATACTGAAGTTGTATCCCTGCATATAAACCGCAACATATTTATTGCCATCTTTCTTCTCCTTCTCTACCATTTTCTTGACTCCGCCAGTCAGTGTAACTTGGCGCCCATCTTCGTTGCAGTATTTCAGCAGCGTGTCAATTACTTTTCCATAGAAAGTAGCGTTGACAAAATGCGATTGCTTGCCGCCGATGGACTTTGCGCGAACGCAAATCGTTGCGTTCTTGCCATAGTCACCATCTTCGACTTTGATTTCGCCAGTCGTGTAGCCAGTAACGGTGAGAATCATTGAACAGTGAGCCGAGGAAATGAGGTGTTTTCGAGAGAGCAGTAAGCCTTGTAGCGCTCGATAAACTCTTGCGCTGCAGCTTTCAACTCCTGCTTGTTCAGGACGTGAATGTGTGGCTCACGCCAGTCATAGCAAATACAGATTACACCCTGTTCTATCTCTGTGTCAAGCTCTCCACGCTTTACGCATAGATTATGTGCAAGAGCGTATGAAGCAATTTGAATTTCTGCTTCTTTGTAATGCGAAACCGATTTGGGTTTTTTCTTGACGCCCTCCTCTTTGTATGAGCGGACGGTCTTCCAGTCCCAAATTGAATACTTTCCGTTCCAGCGCAGACGAGCATCAGCTGTTCCTGCATACCCAAGATGACAGAAGAGCACTTCTTCTATCAAAAAGTCTGGGCGACTCACGCCATTTACAAAGTTTTCCTTTTTGATTAAATCAATTACTGGCGAGAGGTGCGTAAGGTACTCAGGAATGTTGTATGCAATGATTTCGTCCATACCAGCATGATCCATTTCATGCTTGTTGCAATCTCCAAAAAGCGCAAGCTCTACCTCTGAGTGAATGATTGTTCCTCTTCGCTGCGCACGCTCCATGATCTCCTGCCAATTTGGCTCCATCTGTCGCCAAATCTCAAGACCTTTCAGCTTGTTTGGATTGAACAGCTCAGCAGTTCTACCAAGAACGGAGCTAACCGAGACGTAATCATGATCGTCCTTTTCGTAAAACCCTGATTTTGGGTGTGCCATTTCTGTGTTGTGAATTGCTTTAGCTTGTGACGAGACCGTTTGTTATTGCATGGGGTCCGACAATTTGCAGGG